CTTCCCCGCTGGTGAGCACGACGACTATGTTGATACGATGACCCAGGCGCTCATGCGCATGCGCAACGGAGGCTTCATACGCCTGCCGTCCGATGAGCCCGAGGAGCCCCGACACTTCCGCAGCCTGAGACGGGCTGCGTACTACTGAAAGCGCACATGGCAACGAATATCGACAAAGCGGTGTACAGCGACCCCTCTCTGCCCATAGGGGATTTTGACGCTGGACCAGCCATCGAGATTGAGATCGAAGACCCCAAAGGGGTCAGCATCGGCATTGACGGCTTGGAGATCGACCTCATGCCTACCAGCCAGGGCAGTGATGACTTCACGGCCAACCTTGCCGATGAGCTTGACGAGGGGGCGCTCAACACCATCGGCGGTGATATCGAGGGCGATATCAATCAGGACAAGAACTCCCGCAAGGACTGGGAGAAAGCCTACACCGAGGGCCTGAAGCTCTTGGGTCTGCAGATCGAAGAGCGCACCGAGCCGTGGAACGGCGCGTGTGGCGTGTTCCACCCCATGATCACCGAAGCGGTGGTGCGGTTCCAGTCCGAGATGATCACCGAAACCTTCCCCGCGCAGGGGCCGGTGCGGACCAAGATCATTGGCAAAGAGACGCCAGACGTCAAGGAAGCCGCGATTCGGGTTCAAGACGACATGAACTTCGAGTTGACCGAGACGATGAAGGAGTTCCGCCCAGAGCATGAGCGCATGCTGTGGAGCCTCCCGGCCACGGGCTCGGCGTTCAAGAAGGTGTACTACGACCCGAGCCTGGAGCGCCAAGTTTCCATGTTCGTGCCCGCAGAAGACATTCTCCTGCCCTATGGCACCACGGATCTCGACACCTGCAGACGCCTGACGCACGTCATGCGCAAGAGCAAGAACGAGATTCTGAAGCTGCAGGCAGCGGGGTTTTACCGCGATGTGGAACTAGGCGAGCCCGACAAACACCTGACAGACATCCAGAAAGCCAAGGACAAAGAGACAGGCTTCAGTGACCTGAATGACGACAGGTTCACGCTGTACGAGGTGCACGTGGATCTGTGCATCAAGGAAGACCCGTACGGTGAAGGGGAAGACTCGGAGATTGCGCTGCCCTACGTGGTCACGCTGATCAAGGGCACCAACGACATCCTGGCTATACGTCGCAACTGGAACGAGGATGACAAGCTCAAACTCAAGCGCCAGCACTTCGTTCACTACCAGTACATCCCTGGCTTCGGTGCGTACGGCTTCGGCTTGTTCCACCTGATTGGTGGTTTCGCCAAGAGTGCGACGAGCATCATGCGTCAGCTTGTGGACGCGGGCACGTTGAGCAATCTCCCTGGCGGTCTGAAGAGCCGTGGTCTGAGGATCAAGGGCGACGACACCCCCATAGCCCCGGGCGAGTTCCGGGACGTGGACATCCCCTCTGGTGCCCTGAGGGACAACATCCTGCCGCTGCCGTACAAGGAGCCCTCCACGGTCCTGTACCAGTTGCTCGGCAACATCGTGGACGAGGGCAGACGCTTCGCTGCCACTGCCGACATGAAGGTGTCGGACATGTCCGCCCAGACGCCTGTGGGCACCACCCTGGCACTGCTCGAGCGCCAGCTTAAGGTCTTGACGGCAGTCCAGGCCCGCACGCACTACTCGCTCAAACAGGAGTTGAAGCTCCTCAAGAACATCATCCGTGACTACACGGATCCGGACTACACCTACGACCCCGAGTATGGGTCGAAGAAGGCCAAGAAGGCGGACTATGACCTCGTTGATGTCATCCCCGTCAGCGATCCCAACGCGGCGACCATGTCGCAGCGCGTGGTGCAGTACCAAGCCGTCATTCAGATGGCGCAGATGGCACCGGACATCTACGACCTGCCGCAGTTGCACCGAGCGATGCTGGACGTGCTGGGGATCAAGAACGCCGAGAAGCTCGTGCCCATCGAGGAGGATCAGTTGCCCAAGGATCCGGTGACTGAGAACCAGAACGTGCTGAAGAACAAGCCCATGAAGGCATTCCTGCACCAAGACCACCAGTCGCACATTCAGGTGCACATGATGCTGCTGCAGAACCCGGTGGTGGCGCAGTTCATCGGGCAGAACCCTCGCGCTCAACAGATCCAAGCCGCGCTCACTGCACACGTTGCAGAGCACGTGGGCTACCTCATGCGCCAGAAGATCGAGCAGCAGCTTGGCATGTCGCTGCCCCCGGAGGACGAGAAGCTCCCGCCGCAGATCGAGATCGCGCTCAGCAGCATGATGGCCCAGGCCGCACAGCAGGTGCTCCAGCAGGACATGGCCAAGGCCGCACAGCAACAAGCCCAGCAGCAGGCACAAGATCCTGTGCTCCAGATGCAGCAGATGGAGCTTCAGTTGCGCCAGCAGGAGTTGCAGATCAAGCAAGCCGAGGCGCAGGCCAAGGCCCAGATGGCGCAGCAGGACGCGCAGATGAAAGCGCAGAAGATGGCCCTCGACGCCGCTGCTCAAGCCGACCGCCAAGAGCTTGAGGAAGAAAAAGTCAAGGGTGATCTGCAGCTTCGGGCGATGAAGACCCAAGCAGATATTGAGCGTGACAAGGCCAACCTCATTGCACAACAAGAACGCGAAGGCGTTCGGATGGGCATCGAAGTGGCTAAGACTCGCACACAAACACAATTCCAAGCCCGTAGCAAGGCGCTTGATTATGACGTTGCCACGAAGAAGCAAGGAGCGCCTAAATGATCAAAAAGTTTGCCGACGTATTGCGTCAACAGATTCGTGAAGACATGAACAACTACGCCGATTCGCTTTCCGGCGGAGCATGTCGCAGCTTCGATGAGTATCAAAAACTCTGCGGTGTCATTCAAGGTCTAGCCATCGCGGAGCGTTATTTACTTGACCTTGCACAGAAAGCGGAAGACGACGATGAGTGAACTACTCCTGAGCGACGGCCAAAACACAACCGTGTTGCCGCAAACTGATGAGGAAAAGGCCCGACAAGTGCCTGATCCTGTGACATACCACCTGCTCTGCGCTCTGCCTAAAGCGGAAGAAGCGTACGAAAGCGGCCTGGTCAAAGCAGGGCAGACCATGCACTTTGAAGAAGTGTTGAGTCCAGTTCTGTATGTCGCCAAGATGGGGCCAGACTGCTACAAAGACCCTCTTCGGTTCCCTAGTGGTCCGTCCTGCAAAGTCGGTGACTTCGTGCTGGTTCGGCCCAATTCTGGTACGCGGCTGAAGATTCACGGTACTGAGTGGCGCATCATCAACGATGACAGCGTTGAGGCAGTCGTCCAAGATCCGAGGGGGATTAAGCGTGGATAAAGAAGAAATCATTTCCCACGGCGTCACGGACGACTTTGCTTGGTATGAGCTGTCACGCATGCGCGTGCGGCTTGACGAAATGGTAACCATGCTTGAGAACCTGCAAAACACACTGAAGGCAAGATCAGTGGAGCAGCAGAGTTACATGAATTACCTTGAAGGCAAGATCCGCATGCTTAAAGCACTCGTCCCCCAAGACGCAAAGGAGTAACACATGAACGAATTTAAGTTCCCCGATGAGATTGAGGCTGAAAAGCCCGCAGACGCTACTGACGAAATCGAGATCGAGATTGTCGATGACACCCCTGAAAAAGACCGTGGCCGCAAGCCGCTGGACAAAGAGGTGGCAGACCCGACCGACGACGAGATCGAGTCGTATTCCGACAAGGTGCAGTCGCGCATCAAGGAGTTGACGCATGCACGCCACGACGAGCGGCGGCAGAAAGAAGCGGTGGCCCGTGAAAAAGCCGAGCTTGAGCGCCTCGCGCAGCACCTGATCAACGAGAACAACGCGCTCAAGCGCAACGTCAATCAAGGGCAAGAGGTCATCATCTCTTCGGCTCGCAAGGAAGCCGAGACACAGCTTGAGACCGCACGCCGCAACCTCAAGGCCGCACAAGAGGCGTTCGACACGGACGCCATCATCGCTGCACAAGAGGCGTTGGCAGAAGCGACTTGGGAAATGCGGACGGCAAAGAATTTTCGTGCCCCCGCTTTACAAGAAACGCAATATGCGGTACAACCCGAACCAGCACCGCAAGCCCAGGTGCAACCGGACGAAAAGTCCCTGCGCTGGCAGGCAAAAAACCAGTGGTTCGGTCAGCCTGGGTTCGAGGAATACACCAGCTACGCACTAGGGCTGCACCAGAAGCTAGTCAACGGGGGCACTGATCCTCGCTCGGATGAGTACTTCGACCAGATTGACGGTCGCATGAAAACCCAGTTCCCCGAAATCTTCGGCGGAGCAGACACCAAGCAGAAACGCCCGACCACGGTTGTGGCCTCTGCAGCACGTACAACCGGGACCGGAAAGGTTCGCTTGACGCAAACACAGCTTGCGTTGGCGAAGAAATACGGGCTCACCCCGCAACAGTACGCAATTGAAGTGGCTAAGTTGGAGAGACAAAATGGCTGAACGTAATCCCCGTGAACTGGAAACCCGAGCGAAGGCTGAGAGGCCCAAGCAGTGGATGGTTCCTGATGTGCTTCCCCATGTAAATGAGGAGCCTGGATATGCCATGCGCTGGATTCGTGTGAGTACCCTTGGTAACGCCGACCCGCGCAATGTTTCCATGAAACTTCAAGAGGGCTGGGAGCCCGTCAAGGCTAGTGATCACCCAGAGACGTATGTTGCGGAGACCGGCGCGGGCCGCTTCCCGGACAGCATTCAGATCGGTGGCCTGATGCTTTGCAAAACACCGAAGGAGTTCACTGAACAACGGAACGCCTTTTATCAGCGTCAAGCTGATGGGCAGATGGCGTCAGTGGACAACAACTACATGCGCGAGAGTGACCCCCGGATGCCTCTTTTCCGAGAGCGCAAGTCTGAGGTGTCGTTCGGACGCGGTGCTTAAACTTTAGGAGTCTCACATGGCCTACCCCTCGGTAGACGCCCCCTACGGGCTAAAGCCGATCAATTTGATCGGTGGGCAGGTGTTTGCGGGTTCTACCCGTTCCCTGCCGATTCAGTACGGCTACGCTACGGACATCTTCTACGGTGAATTCGTGGTGCTCAGTCGTGGTT